CGTCTGCACAAATTCAAATTGGGGGTTTTATGGGGCGACCTGGTCCGAAGCCGTTGCCTGCGAATGTCCACCAGCTGCGTGGAAACCCGAGCAAAAAAGCGCTGGGCAACATCCTTGATGAGTTCCGGCCGGAAGTAGAGATTCCCGACTTCCCCTCCTGGATCTGGCCCGAGGCCAAGAAGGAGTGGAAGCGGATCGGCTTCGAGCTGGAGCGTTATGGGCTGGTTTCCAAGTTGGACCGTGCTGCCCTGGTGCTGTACTGCCAGGCCTGGGCCAAGATGGTATGGGCTGAGCGCATGCTGGCCCGCGCCATGAAGGCAGCCGATGAAGCCCGCGACCTGGCAGAGAAGGCCGGGGAAATTTATACCGGTGGCGATGGTCTGATGATCAAGACGGCCAACGGCAACTTCACCTATTCACACCATTGGGTGGTCGGCAAGCATGCGGCTGCCGAGGTCAAACGCTACCTGGACTTATTCGGCCTGTCGCCATCGGCGCGGTCGCGGGTCACCACCAGTGACAACCGGCAGGGCTCCCTCTTCCAGGAGGCGCCCCAGGATGCATGGGACGCACTGTGATCTCTGACACCTACTTTGCCGACATTGCAACCGACTACGCCAACGCCGTAGTCTCAGGAAAAATCGTAGCCTGCAAGTGGCACCGCCTGGCCTGCGCCCGTCACCTGAAAGACCTCGGGCGAATTGGAGCCGATGGATTCCCCTACGTGTGGAACCCAGTCTTGCAGAATGTGCGCGGCCTGGACTACCGGCCCGCCGAGCGGGTCTGCAAGTTCGCCCAGCTTATGCCGCACATCAAGGGCGACTGGGCGGCCAAGGGCCAGCTGATCGTCCTGGAGCCATGGCAGATTTTCATTCTCACCAGCATCTTCGGATGGGTGAATGCGAAGACCGGTAAGCGCCGGTTCCGCGTGGCCGATGTGATCGTGCCGCGCAAGAATGCGAAGTCCACGCTGGCGGCCGTGATCGGCCTGTACATGCTGGGACCGGACGAAGAGTTCGGCGCAGAGATTTATTCGGGTGCTACATCGCAAGACCAGGCGATGGAGGTGTTCAGGCCTGCGCTGTTGATGGCCAAGGCCACGCCGCGCCTGTGCCAGAAATACGGCATCGCGGCCAATGCCTCCAACCTGTCGATCCTGGAAAACAATTCCAAGTTCGAGCCAGTGATCGGCAAGCCTGGTGACGGTGCATCGCCCAGTTGTGCGATCGTGGATGAATACCACGAACACGCGACCTCCGACCTGTACGACACCATGCAGACCGGCATGGGTGCCCGCAGTCAGCCGCTGATTCTGGTGATCACCACAGCCGGTGCGGACATTTCGAAACCCTGCTACCTGCACCAGGTGGAGCTGCAGAAGATCCTGGAAGGCGTGGTTGAGAACGACCAGCGCTTCGGCATCATCTTCACGATGGATGACGATGACGACTGGACATCCGAAGCGGCGCTGATCAAGGCGAATCCGAACTTCGGTGTATCGGTCGATATCGAGTTTTTGAGCATTCAGCAGCGTGACGCGCTGGCAGATCCACGCAAGCAGAACGTTTTCAAGACCAAGCACTTGAACATCTGGGTGGCAGCCGCGTCGCCCTGGTTGAACCTGCACAACCTGCAGCAAGCCGGTGACAGCACGCTGACCATCCATGCGATGAAGTGGGACGGCAGCAAGATCGGCCTCGACCTGGCCAGCAAACAGGACATTGCAAGCGCAGTGACGCTGGCCTGGATCGGGGAAGGCGAAGAGCGGCACTACTACGCATTTTCAAAGAACTATGTGCCCGATGCCGCGCTGGAAAAACCAGAAAACGCGCACTACCAGGCATGGGTCAATGCAGGTCACCTGATTGCCACACCGGGCAACATGATCTCGCTGACCCAGATCGAGGAAGACGTGCTGGAAACCACCCAGCAGATTGGAACGAAAGAGGTGGCCAAAGACCCGTGGGGCGGTCACCAGATGGGTGCCAACCTGGCAGAGGCCGGGCTCACCGTGGTGGACATACCGCAGCAGGTGCGATACCTCAGCGATCCAATGAAGGAGATTGCGGCTCTGGTTGACTCTGGCCGCTTTCACCATGACGGCAACCCGTGCTACGTCTGGATGATGAGCAACGTCGAGGTCAAGGAAGACCGCAACGAAAACATTTTCCCGCGCAAGTCCAGAGCCTCCAACAAGATCGATGCGGCCCTCGGGACCATCGTGGCAATGAACCGGGCACTTGCCCCACCGGAAGAAGAACCTTCCTCATTTTGGGAAACAAGCTAGTGAAATTCCTAGACCGACTTTTTGGGCGCAAGGCGGCCCAGCTCACCTACGACCAGGTGGCAGACCTGATCGATGGCCGTGGCGGTCGGTCAGTGGCTGGCGTCATGGTCACCGAGAAAACAGCCCTGCAAACCTCCACCGTGCTGTCCTGTGTCAAGGTCATATCGGAAGGCTGTGCAACGCCAAAGCTCAAGGTATTCCGTGAGCTGAAAGATGGCTCGCGTGAGCTGGCCACCAACATCCCGGAATACCGGCTGCTGTCCCGCCGCCCCAACGAATGGCAAACCTCATTCGAGTGGCGGCAAATGATGACGCTGCACGCCTGCCTGGCTGGCTACGGCCTGTCCATCAAGGTCAAGGGCGACAACAACCGGCTGCTGGAGTTCATTCCTGTAGCGCCGGGCAACTGGAGTGTGCGCCGCGTCAGCCGCTACGAGCTGATCTACACCTGCTGGGACGAATTCGGCAAGATTGGCGACTTCACCTCTGACCAGGTATTCCTGCTCAAAGGCATGCAGATGGACTGGACCAAGCCGCTCAGCCCTGTCACCCTGGCTCGCACCGCCATCGGGCTGGCCATGGCCACCGAAAACAGCCAGGCCTCCATGCATGCCAACAGCCTGCGCCCCAGCGGTATGTATTCGATAGATGGCAGCCTGTCCCAAGAGCAGCACGAACGGCTGGCAGCCTACCTGGAAAAGAAGGCAGGCCCGTCAAAAGCCGGTATCCCTTTGATCCTCGACCGGGCTGCCAAGTGGGTCAGCAACACCATGACCGGGGTCGATGCGCAGCACGTTGAAACCCGCCGCCTGCAGATCGAGGAGGTCTGCCGCAGCTGGGGTGTATTCCCCATCATGATCGGCCACTCGGACAAGAGCGCCACCTTCGCCAGCTCCGAGGCCTTCTTCGCGGCCCACCTGATCCACACCTTGTCGCCCTGGCATACCCGCTGGACGCAAGGCCTGGACGAATTCGTGCTCGATGGCAACGGCCCGCTGTTTGCCGAGTTCGATACCCGCTACATGCGTGCCGGCTCGATGAAAGACCGCAGCCAGTGGGCTCGCACCATGGTCGAAACCGGCATCTACACCCGCAACGAGGCGCGTGAAGAAGAGGGCAAAGACCCATTGCCCGGCCTGGATAAGCCCCTCACCCCCATGAACATGACCAACGGCTCCACCCAACAAGGAACCAACAATGAAGACCCTACCGATCCCGCAGCAGAAGCCTGACCGCAAGGCAGCACCGTCGCCCACCATGGCGCAGAAGTCCCCAGTGCACATGCCACAGCAACTGGAACGCAAAGATCGCCCCGCTGGCCAGCGCGAGCATCGCTCCTACACCCTCAGCATCAAAGCCGTGGGCGACGACGGCACCGTTGAAGGGTACGGCTCGGTGTTTGGTGTGCGTGACAACTACGACGACGTGATCGCCGCTGGCGCATTCCTTGATTCCCTAAAAACCCACAAGGCGGCAGGCACCATGCCAGCCATGCTCTGGCAGCACGCATCCGATGCCCCGATCGGCGTTTGGACCGAGATGGCGGAAGACTCCAAAGGACTGCGCATCAAGGGCCAGCTCTGCCTGGATGCTGAAAAGGGCAAGGAAGCCTACGCCCTGCTAAAGATGGGTGCCATCACGGGCCTTTCCATCGGATTCATGAGCAAGCAGTGGGCCTACGACCGCGAGACCGATGTCCGCACTTTGACTGAAATTGACCTGTGGGAAGTCTCCCTGGTCACCTTCCCGGCCAACGAATCGGCCCGGGTTACGAATGTGAAGTCGTCCAACGAACTGGCGACACCCAAAGATGCCGAGCGAATCCTGCGTGATGCCGGATTCAGCAAAGCCGATGCGACGGCACTGGTGTCGCGCGTCATGCGGATGGGAGAAGAGCGGAGTGATTCCGTCGATTCGACCGCCAAAGCCCTCAAGTCAGCCCAGCGGCTGATTGCCTCCCTGTCCTCCACCTAATCACCACCTGAAAGAACCACCATGAAAAAGTCTCTGACCATGCTGGCAGTGATGGCTGCCCACTTCGCAGCCTTCCAGGCCAAAGCCGAAACCTTCGCCGTGTACGAAAAGCGTGAAGACCCCTCCATCAAATCCGTCGCCGACGCCCTAGACAAGATTGCCACCGCGTTTGACGAATACAAGAAAACCAACGATGCCCGCATCGAAGCCATCAAGGCAGGCAAGGGCACCGCTGAGCTGGACGCCAAGCTGGCCCGTATGGACGAACACATCGACTCCATCAACGAAGCCAAGAGCAAACTCGAAAAGCTCGAAGCCAAGATGTCCCGCCCTGGTGCCATGCATGGCGACCGCGAGCAGCGCGAGTCTGCTGAGGCCATCGCCTACAAAAACGCCTTCTTCGACTGGGTGCGTGCGCCTGGTGACCAAGAGCGCCAACAGCGTGCCAGCCAGGCACAGAAGGCACTGGAAGCCAAGCAGAACGCAGAGAACCGCGAGACCCGTGCCGCGCAAACCATCACCAGCCCCGGCTCTGCAGGTGGCTTTGCATTGCCCGAAGTGCTGGAACGCACCATTGCCCGCCTGTCGGTCGATATCTCCCCCATTCGCCAGCTCGCCATGGTGCGCACCGTGGGCAGCTCCGATTACAAAGAACTGTTCGATGTGAACGGCGCAGGCTTCGAGTGGCTGGGTGAGGGCGATGCCCGCAACCAGACCAACACACCCGATATGGCTGAAATCGCGCCCACCTTCGGCATGGCCAGCGCCAAGCCGCAGGCAACGGAAGAGTCGCTCGACGACCTCTTCTTTGACGTGGAAGGCTGGCTCATCGACAGTGCAGTCGAAGCCATGGCACAGGGCGAGGGCGCTGCCTTCGTCAGCGGCAACGGCACCAAGAAGCCCACCGGCATCCTGGCTGGCCCAGCTCCGTTGAACACCGTGGACTCTGCCCGCGCCTTCGGCACGCTGCAATACATCGCCTCGGGTGGAGCTGCTGCCATGCCTACCAGCGCGGATGTGTTCTACGACATCATCTACAGCCTGCGTGCCCGTTACCGCCGCAATGCCAACTGGCTCACCAACAAGCTGGTGCTGGCCGCCATGCGCAAGTACAAAGACGCGCAGAACCAGTACCTGTGGCAGCCCTCGCTGATCGCCAGCCAGCCCGCTACCTTCCTGGGCTACGGCGTGGTGGAAGCGGAAGACATGCCTGCAGTCGCAGCCAATGCCTTCCCCCTGGCTTTTGGTGACTTCAAAGAAGGCTACCTCATCGCCGATCGCGTTGGCATGCGTATGACCCGCGACGAAATCACTTCCCCTGGTTTCGTCAAGTACTACATCCGCAAGCGTGTGGGCGGCAAGCTGCGCAACACCCAGGCCATCAAGCTGCTCAAGATCGCAGCCGCCTGATTTTCATTAACCCCAAAAGGCCCCTTGAGCAGTGTTTCAAGGGGCCTTTTTACTGGAGCAAAGCATGCAACTCAAAGTCAAAGAAGCATTCAAGTGGGCGCACCGCCATGTGGACGTGCAAGAGCACAACGTGGGCGATGTGATCGACACCAAAGACGAAGACCTCATTCGTGTAGCCACTGAAGAAGGATGGGTGACCGAGGTCAACGATCCGAGCGAGAGCGAGGCAGAAGCCGCAGCCAAGGCCGCAGCAGATGCAGAAGCCGCAGCCAAGGCCGCTGCAGATGCAGAAGCCGCCGCTGACAAAGCCAAGCCGAAAAAGTAACCACGCAAATTGCTGCGCAATGCGCTGCACCCCCGTAGCGCATTCCACAGACATTTAATCAGGAGCTATTCATGCCATCCGCAAACTCGCTTTTTCTCCCCAAGCGCCTGGCCGACGCCTACTTCACTGGCAGCTTCAAAATGCTGCTGGTGTCCAGCGCCCCTTCCGAGTCTGATCTGGACACGTTTGACTTCCGCGCTGACATCGCCAACGAAGTCGCCGCCTCTGGCACCTATGCCGCGGGCGGTGCCGCAGTCACCTGCTCGGTGGGCGCGGTGGACACCGCCAACAATCGGGTGGCCGTCACTTTTGGTAACCCGGCTGCATTCACCAGTGCCACCATCAGCGCTGTTGGTGGATGGATCTACAAGGCTGTCGGCTCCGCAGCCACTGACGAGCTGGTGACTTATGTCGATTTTGGCGGCACCATCAACAGCACGGCGGGGACCTTCACGGTCACCGTGTCCACACCGCTGTACGTCAACCGCTAAGCCTTCGCCGTGACAATTTCCTACGTTGGCGGCAAGGTCGCTGGCACGGCTGGGCAGGGTGGCGGTTCAATCACGCTCACCAGCGGCCTGACAGGCGGCAGTGGGGGCGCTCCGCTGGCCGGTGATCTGGTGGTGGTCACGGTATCGGTTGGCACAGCCGCACGTGCCCCCACCATTGCCATTGCTACACCCACCGGCTACACCGCGCTGATCGCACAGCGCACCAGCGCCACCACCTACGACACCAACGTCCAGACCTGTTACAAGGTCATGGGCAGCACGCCCGACACGGCGGTAACAATTCCCGCGTCTGGCAACAATGCGGATGGCATTGCCTACGCGATCCAAGTGTTTCGTGGCGTGGACGCCGCGGTGGAGGACGTTGCCGCCACCTACGCCACGGGCAGCGGCACCAACAGCAACCCAAACCCGGCAGCAATCACCCCAGTAACGGCCGGGGCGTGGATCGTTTGCTGTGGCGGTGGCGCAGCTGGCACAAATGCGGCTTACACCTCAGGCACGCTCACCAACTTCCTGAGCGCGAACGGCGCCGATACAAACGATGGCGCGGTGGGCGTTGGCTATTACACCGGCTGGACCTCTGGCGCATATGACCCGGCAGCCTTTGGCGGCGGCAACGCCAATGCCGCCAATAGCTGGGGCTCCACCACGCTGGTGTTGAAGCCGGGACCGGAGGCCGTCAACGGCGACGCCACTGGAGGCTTGTCGTCCAGCGGCCTCACCGCACCAGACACTTCGGCTACTGGCGGAGCGACCGCCACCGGCAGCCCAAGCGCCACCACCCTGGCTGCACCCACGGCATCCGCCGTAGCCAACGCCAGCGCATCCGCCACTACCAGCTCCATCACCTTGAGTGCCCCCACCGGCAGTGCAGAGGGCGCGGCCGTGGTGAACGGCAATGGCACCGGTGCGATAGCTTCCTCCACGCTGGCCGCGCCCCAGGCAACCGCCACCGGCGCAGGATCTGCCACCGGCAGCCCGACAGCCATCACGCTGACTGCTGCTGCTGCGAATGCAATTGGCAACGGTACCGCGCCTGGTGCGTTGGCAGCGCTCACGCTGTCCGCAGCTACTGCCAGCGCGTCGGGCAGCGAAGTGATCAACGGCAACGCCACCGGCGCGCCGGACAGCCTGGCAATCGTTGCGGCCGCTGCAACAGCAAGCGGCAGTGGAAATGCTGCAGTTAGCCTGGCGACCATCGCAGCCACAGCCATTGCGGCTACAGCCACCGGTTCTGGCGCGGCTGCAGGCGGGCTTGCGGGGATTGCCTTGGCTGCCAGCACAGGATCGGCGTCCGGCGGCGTGGCGGTCAACGGCGACGCCAGCTGCGCGCTGGTAGCCATCAGCCTGACGGCCATGACGGCCCAAGCGGCCTGGTATGCCGACGCTCAAGCCGAGGCAGTATTTACTGCGCTCCAAATCAACCCGGCCACCGGCGCGGCCTATGGCAGCGCGAACGCCACCGGCACCTTTGCCGAGGTCATGTTTACACCCGCTGACGGTAGCGCAACGGGCACCTGGCCGGGGGCACCTATACCCGGCGCATTGGTGGGTGATCGCCCTGAAGTGGATACCACCAGGGCCGGACATTTTGGAGACGACAGACCGGTGCAGGCAGGTGCAGCACGGCCCCCACGGATTGCAAGGACAACACGCTAATGGCCCTCAAACTCATCACCCCAGCCACCGAGCTGGCCGTCAGCCTGGCAGACGTCAAGGCCCACTTGCGTGTGGACACGACGGACGAAGACACCCTCATCACCGCGTACATTACGGCTGCCGCCGAGCTGGCTGAGCAGGCCACCGGCCGGGCACTCATGCCGCAGACCTGGGAGCTGACGCTCGATGCCTTCCCCGAAGCATTCGAGATCACCCGCCTGCCTGCCGCCAGCGTCACCAGCCTCAAGTACTGGGACACTACCGGTGTGCAGCAAACGTTGGGCACCGGCCTGTACACGCTGGACAGCACCGACGACTTCGGCACCGCCTACGTGGTGCCGGTGTACGGTGGTGTGTGGCCCGACACCCGCGAGCAGATCAACGCTGTGGCCCTGCGCTACGTCGCAGGCTACGCCACGGCGGCCAACGTGCCCGACAGCATCAAGGCATGGATCAAGCTGCAGGTGGGGGCCATGTACGAAAACCGCCAGGCCGAGGGCGCGGTGCAGACATATGCACTGGGCTTTGCCGACCGGCTGCTGGACCGCTACAAAGTCTGGAGCGTCTAGCCCATGGCCGCAAAAATCCCGACTGCTGGCGACCTCGATCGCCGCATCCAGATCCGCCTGCAGGCCGATGTGCCCAACGCCCAGTTTGGTGTGGACCAGACCTTTGATGCAGGCATCTGGCGCTGGGCCAAAAAGGAGCCCATCCACAGCATCGCCATCCGCGCTGGCATGAACACCGACGAAGCGCCCACCGACCTGTTTTGGGTGCGCTGGGCCACCGGCACCAAACCTGCCGACTTCACCGCCTCGCACGTGATTGACTACGCGGGCCGCCGCTACCGGGTGCTCGACACCATTGACGTGGACGACCTGCACCAGTTCACCCGCATCACGGCCAAAGACCTGGGAGCCATCTGATGGCAAAAATGAACAAGGCCCGTTTCGTTACGGGCAATGACATCAGCGGCATCCGGGTCGATGTAGGCCTTGAGTTTCACAAGACCATCGACTACGACCGCAAGGCCATGCGCCGCGCCCTTACGCAGGGTGCTGGCGACGTGCGCAAGGAAGCCCGCCGCCTGGTTGCGCGGCGGGCCATTGCCTCACAGCCTGGCGAAGCCCCGGCGCGACAGACCGGGCGGCTCATGCGCTCCATCGGTGTGGTCACCCGTGGCAGCAAGGGCGGCTGGATCAAGATCGGCCCCAAGACATTCAAGGGCGCTGATGCGGGATTTTTTTACCCGGCCGTGCTGTTTTACGGCAGCACCAAGATGAATATTGCCAAGCGGGCCAACTACATGGAAATCGCATTGAAAAATAAACGTGAGACCGTTCGCAGCCAGATCCGCGCCGCCCTCCAGGACGCACTGGTGCCAAGGTAAGCCATGGAACTCGAACCCATCATTGAAGCCCTGCGCACCCGCGTGGCCTACTTCAGCAACCGCATTGCCGGTGCCGCGCAGTTCAAGCTGCTGCCAGAGACGGCGCAGCTGCAGGTGCCATGTGCCTATGTCATCACGCTGGACGACACCCCCGGCGAGCAGCTCAGCAGCAACGCCCTGCGCCAGGACATCACCGACAGCTTTGCCGTCATCGTGGTGCTCAGCAACACGGCCGACGAAAAAGGGCAGGGCAGTGCCAAGTCCGTGCACCAGGTGCGATCGCTGCTGTGGTCGGCATTGCTGGGCTGGTCACCCACCGTTGACTACGACGGCATCACCTACGAAGGCGGCCAGCTCCTGCAGCTGGATCGGGCCCGCATGTGGTACCAGTTCGAGTTTTCAGCCGTCACGCAGATCGATGACTCAGACGGCTGGCAAGGCCCCGCGCTCGATGCGCTGCCGCACTACGACGGCGGCACCATCAACGTGGATGTGATCGACCCGATGGCCGACCCCAACGTCAGCTACCCCGGCCCTGACGGCCGCATAGAGGCCGGTGCCGTGTATCCCAAGACCGGCAACCTTCCAACCTAAGCCGACCACCTTTCAATTCACCGCCCGCCCGCTTTTGAGTGGGCTTTTTTTTACCCACTGCACTTCACCCACAGGAGCCAACCCCCATGTCAATCAGCTTCACCAACATCCCTGCCAATGTGCGGGTTCCCCTCTTCTACGCAGAGATGGACAACAGCCAGGCAGGCTACTTTGCACAAAACAAGAAAGCCTTGCTCATCGGGCAAAAGCTCGCCGCTGGTAGCCTGGCCGTCAACACCCCCACACTGGTCAGCAGCGTGGACTCTGCCAAGACCCTCTTCGGCGTCGGCTCCATGCTGGCCCGCATGATGGAGGTGTTTCGCAACCAAGACCCGTTTGGCGAAGTCTGGTGCCTGGCCGTGGCAGATGCAGGCGCAGGCGTGGCCGCCACCGGCACCATCACCGTCACCGGCCCGGCCACCGCTGCAGGCACTATCAACCTGTACATCGCGGGCCAAAAGGTCACCGTGGCGGTTGCTGCTGCAGACGCAGCCAACGCCATTGCCGCCAGCATCAACGCGGCCATCAACGCAGCCACCAGCCTGCCCGTTACCAGCTCAGTGGCCACCAACGTGGTCACACTCACCTGCCGCTGGAAGGGCCTCACCGGCAATGACATTACGGTGTCTGACAGCTTCCGTGGCTTTAGCGGTGGCGAGGCACTGCCCACCGGCGTGGCCCTGGCCTACACAGGCTCGGGCTTGCTCACAGGCGGCACGCTCAACCCCACGCTGGCCGGTGCCGTGATCACCGCCATGGGCGATGAAGAGTACGACTATGTCATCCACCCCTACACCGACAGCACCAGCCTGGATGCCATCCAGGCCGAGCTGAACGAATCTGCTGGCCGCTGGAGCTGGGCCCGTCAGGTCTATGGCCACGCCTACACCGCCCTGCGTGGTGCAGTGGCTGCACTCACCACCGCAGGCGGCTTGCGCAACGACGCGCACCACACCATTGCGGGCATTGATGTGGACTGCCCCGCGCCTGCGTGGGAGTACGCCGCTGCCTATGGTGGAGCCAACGCGGTAGGCCTCAACGCCGACACCGCACGCCCCACCCAGACCCTGGCGCTCAATGACCTGCTGGTGCCCCGCGCAGGCAAGCGTTTCTTGCTCACTGAGCGTCAAAGCCTGCTGAACTACGGCATTGCCACCAGCATGGTCACAGGCGGTGTGTTGCGGGTCGAGCGTGCCATCACGACCTACCAGAAAAACACCTTCGGCCAGTCTGATCCCAGCTACCTGGACAGCGAGACTCTGCACCAGCTCACCGAGATCACGCGCCGCCTGCGCAACCGCATCACGCAAAAGTACCCGCGCCACAAGCTGGCTGACGACGGCACCCGCTTTGGTGCTGGCCAGGCCATCGTTACGCCCAGCGTCATTCGTGGCGAGCTGATCGCTGAGTACGCTGACATGGAGGAACTCGGCCTGGTGGAAAACGCCGCCATGTTCAAGAAGTACCTGATCGTCGAGCGCAACGCCACCAACCCAAACCGGCTGGATGTGCTGCTGCCGCCTGACCTGGTCAACCAGTTGCGCATCTTTGCCGTGCTGCACCAGTTCCGCCTGGAATACGCCGCCAACGCCTAAGCGCTGGTTACCACACGCCCACCCAAAACATTTAAGAGGAAATCACCATGGCAAAACGTCTCGCTGGCACCTGCTACATCAAAGTAGACGGGGAGCAGCTCGAAGTCTCCGGGGGCATGGAAGCCCCCTTGAGCGATCGCAAGAAAGAAGCCGTCGTTGGCGCATCCGGCGTGGCCGGGTTCAAAGAAACGGTCATCGCGCCCAGCCTTAAAGTGGCGGCCATCCTGGTTCCCGGCTTCCCGCTGGAAAAGCTGCAAAGCAGCAACGACATGACCATCACCGCCGAATTCGCCAACGGCAGCGTCTACACCCTGTCCGGCGCATGGTTCATGGGCGAGTCGGCCCACAAGGGTGACGACGGCACGGCCGACCTGGAGTTTGGTGGGCTGCGGGGGCAGTGGCAATGAGCGGGTCCATCACGGTCCAACTCTCGCGCCCCGTCACCGCGCACAGTGAGGAGCTGACCGCGCTCACCTTCCGTGAGCCGGTGCCCGAGGATCTGATGCAAATCGGCTCCCCTGTGCTGCTCATTCCCAGCGCAGACGGCGACATGGGCATCGACGTGCGCCCCAAGGTCATCGCGCAGTACATCGCCCGCTTAGGCGGGATACCGCCCTCCAGCGTCAAGAGCCTGTGCGTGGCCGACTTCATGGCCTGCCAAGGGGCATTGCTCCCTTTTTTACAGGGCGGGTGAATGTGCAGGCATTGGTAGACCGCCTCTTTGAGGTGGCCTACTTCTGGCGCATCGACCCCGCAGCGCTGCTCACCATGCCGCTCTCGCGCTTCGCCCTGTATGAACACCAGGCCGAGCGCATCGCCAAACAGATCAACCCCGAAGAATAGAAAAAAGGACAAGCCACCATGGCCGAAAACTGGCAACTCAAGGCCGTGCTGTCCGCCAAAGCCGACGGCATGCTCAAGACGCTGGCAGCCGTCAACAAGGCGAGCAGGGCCACCCGCAAGCACCTGGCAGACATTGGCAGTGGCTCGGTCAAGCTGGCCCAAAGTCTGGCGCTGCCCGTGGGCTTGCTCGGTGGCCTGGCTGCTGGCTTCAGCCTGGCAGGCGTCGTGTCTGCGGCGAAGAATTTTGCAGTGCTGGGTGACGAAGTGGCCAAGGGCAGCCAGCGCATTGGCGTCAGCATTGCCGACTACCAGCAGCTCAACTATGTGGCGGGCCAGTCCGGCGTCAGTGCCGAAGAGCTGGGCTCTAGCATGGGCCGTCTGAACAAGGGCATTGCCCAGGCTGCAGCCGGTAAAAACAAAGAGCTGGCCAGCCTCTTCGCCAAGGCAGGCATCAGCATGCGTGATGCCAATGGCCAGCTGCGCTCTGGTGCAGATCTGCTGCCCGAGGTGGCCGACCTGTTTGCCCGCAATGGCAACGCCGCCACCCAGGCCCGCATGGGCAATGCCATCTACGGCAAAAGCTGGCAGGCCCTGGCCCCTTTGTTGCAAGGTGGTAGCGAAGGCATCAAGCAGCTGCAGGAGCGCTACAAGCAGCTCGGACTGGAGGTGGGCTCCAGCGCCATCAAAGCCGGTGAAGCCTTTGGTGACCAGCTGGATGATCTGCACCGGGTCACCCGCTCCTATGGCAACACCATCATGACCAAGCTGTTGCCAGCCATGGCCCCGCTGCTGGAGAAAACCATTCAGTGGGCGGTGGCCAACCGCGAGGTCATCACCACCCGCATCACCGCGTTCATTACAGATTTTTCCAACTCCATGGCCAAGATCGACTGGGCCGCCGTGGTGGATGGCATTGGTGGCTTTTTCAACGGCCTCAAGAGCCTGGTGGACTGGCTGGGTGGTGCGCGTAATGCGCTCATCGCCCTGGTGGTGTTTATGAATGCGTCCAGCATCCTTGCATTCGCCAGCCTGACGGGCTCGGTGTTTAAGTTTGGTATGTCGTTGTGGGGTATCGCCTTCACGCAGATCCCTGCTGCCATAACTGCCATGGGCGGACTACAGGTCGCCATGGGTGCAGCGGCATTCAAGGTCGGCACCCTGCTGGGTCTGATGATCAAGGTGGGGGCCATTGCAGGGGCAGGCTGGGCAGGCTGGAAGGTCGGAGAGCTGCTCAATGAGTACGTCATCAACCCAGCCGCACAGCTGGTCACAGGCGACAAAAATGCCACGCTGGGCACTGCGCTTTACGACGCCTTCAACCCAGACCCCATGGCGCAAATGAATGCGCCCACCAAGCCATCGTTGGTCGGCTCCCCATCCAAGGGCCGCGTCGATGGCCAGGTCAACATCAAGATCGATGGCCTGCCGCCTGGCTCGCGGGTTGACCAGTTGGGCACCGGCACCATGCCCATCAACCTCGACATGGGAGTCCGCTCCTTTGCAACCGGGATGCCTTACTGATGGCTGAAAAACTTTCCAAGAACCTGCGCCCTGCAAGCTGGCGCGGTGTGCCGTTCCAGGTGGACAGCACCGACATGGGCGCAGGCCGCCGCACGCAGTTGCATGAGTACCCGCAGCGCGACAAGCCCTGGGTGGAAGACCTGGGCCGCGCTGCCCGCGAGGTGGCCTTTGACGGCTTTGTCACGGGTGCCGACTACGTTGACCAGGCCAATCGCCTGCTGTCCGCGATCGAGGAGGCAGGCCCCGGCACGCTGATCCACCCGTGGTTTGGCACGCTTAACGTAAGCCTCAAAGATCTGGCCCGTGTCACTTTCAACCGCGAGCTGGGCTATGCCCGGTTTTCACTCAGCTTTGTAGAGTCGGGTGAGTTGGCCTTCCCGGCCGCAGGCAATGCCACGGCCACGCAGTCGCGCCTGGCTGCAGCCAACATCGAGACATCGGCCGTGGCAGACTTTGCCAAGGCCTTCAAGGTCACCGGCTACCAGGACTTTGTGGCCGCTGATGCCAGCACTGCCATCACCTCGGTGTTTGGTCAGGTGTCGGGCGGTACGGTGCCGGGCTTGGGCGCGTTGAACTACGCCAGCCGGGCTACCAACCAGCTCACATCGGCCCTGGGCCAACTGGCAGCACCTGCCAGCCTGGGGCTCACGATCGCGGGCTTCCTGGGTGTTTCCAACTACGCCACGGCGGGCTTGCGGTGGGTCAGCCTGGCGCAGTCTCTGGTGCGCCTGTCGCAGTTGGCAGGCCTGGGCGTGCCCAGCACACCCACGGTGTACACGCCCTCGCGGCAGCAGTCCTACGTCAACGTGGCGGCCACCAACGCGCTCACACGGCAGGTGCTGCTGGCCCAGGCAGTGGGGGCCTCCAGCCTGGTGGGGGCAGACGTCTATGACGACACCATTGGCCTGCGCAACACCTTGACCAATGCGCTCGATGCCGAGTCGCTCAACGCCTCGGACGCAAGCTATGCCGCCCTGCAAGATGCACGCAGCATGGTCTGGAAAGACCTCACCGACCGCAGCCGCGACGGTGCCCGCCTGACCACCCGCACACCCAGCGACACCACGCCCGCCGTGGTGCTGGCGTATGACTACTACGAAGACGCAGAGCGGGCGACCGACATCGTCACGCGCAATAGCCTGCGCCACCCCGGCTTTGTGCCGCCCATGCCTTTGCGAGTGTTGACCCGATGAGCGCCCCCGACCCGACCAACTTGGTGCGCCTGCTGGTCAATGGTGCAGAGTACGGCGGCTGGAAGTCGGTGCGCATCAGTGCGGGCATCGAGCGCCAGGCGCGGGACTTTGATCTGGACGTCACCGACCGCTGGCCGGGCCAGACCGATATCCCCCGCCGCATCCAGCCCGGTGACGCATGCCAGGTGTACATCGGTGCCGACCTGGTGCTGACCGGCTATGTAGACGCCACGCCCATCAAATACGATGGCAAGAGCGTCAGCGTGGGCGTCAAGGGCCGCAG